CATCATGGCGAACAAGGGCGACATGCAGATTGCGTCCAGCACCGACCGCTACTTCGAGGTGGATCAGACCGCGTGGAGGGTCACCTACCGCGTGGACATCAACCACCACTCGCTCGGAACCAACAGCGAGGCCGGCCCAGTGGTCGCCCTCAAGCTCGCCTGAACCTGACACCTTTCTAGGAGAATGAACCCATGAATCATCATTCCGGTGCCAAGTCGGTGGTCAAGGCTGCGGCAAGCGTCGCTGCGTCGGCCACTCACTCGCACGAGATCGATACGGCGGGCTTTAAGTTCGCCAGCATCGACGTGGTCTACTCGCCGTTTACGGCGACGACCTCGGCGTACGCCAGCGTCTGCAAGGTGCAGGAGTCCGACGCGTCTGGATCGGGCCAGACGGATGTGGCTGGCCTTTCGGTCACGGCGGGTGCCGGTGCGACGACCGGCGCGAGCGTCGGAGCCGTCGCCCGGTTCAACGTCGATCTTCGCGGCCGGAAGCGTTACCTGACGGTCGTGACCAGCCCCGGCAACACGGTGGCGGTCGTGACTGCGGCCCGCTTGGCGAAGGCCGAGCAGCACGCCGTCACGGCGACCGAGTCCGGCGTGAACAACGTCGCCAACGGCTGACGCTTGACGCATACGCGATAACGCCCACACGCGGGCGGCTCGGTACGCCCGGGCCGCCCGTTGGCGTTTCTGGAGACACCATGAAAGTTCGCGTTGGCAATGTTGAGCACGACCTGCGAGTGGAGGCAGCGTTCTCTATGCCTCGCTTAGCGTTTTCCGACAATTTCTTCTGCGTCACGAACTCGCTTATGCCGTTGGGCATACGCCCCACTAAGTTCGTCGGTGCATTTTGGGAACAATGCTTGGATCGGGTACTGCTTGAACTGATCGGCCGTACCGACTGGGTGTTGACCGTGGATTACGACAGCGTTTTTGAGCCCGACACGATCCAGCGGCTGATGACCGCGGCGATCGTCTCAGGCTACGACGCCGTCGCACCGCTGCAGACGAAGCGAGACGAGGGCATCCCGATGTTCACGCCCGAGGGTCACGACGGCAGCATCGGCAAGGTTGAGCTGCCAAACACTTGGTTTGAAGCGGTGGTGCAGCCCGTCGCAACCGCGCACTTCGGGTGCACTCTGATTCGCTGTGAGGCGCTCAAGCGAACGCCTACGCCGTGGTTCTTGGGAACACCGAAAGCCGATGGGCACTGGACCGACGCTGCCGAAGGCGAGAAAAACCGACGCGACCCCGACATGCACTTCTGGGACCAGTTCCGCAAGGGCGGCAACAAGCTCGGCATCGCGCCGCAGGTGGCGATCGGGCACGCGGAACTCAAGTTCACGTGGCCGGGGCGAGATTTGAAGCCCGTCTATCAGACGCCGTCCAGCTATTGGAACCAGGGCGGACGCCGCCCGGCCGAGGCGTGGGGATCCATCGAACACGGAGAGGTAAGCAATGCGACCTGACCACGTTTGTCTGCGATTCCTGCGGCCTCATGGCGGCTACCGCAAGGGGGACACCATCGAATACCCGCGAGGCCCGGCGAAGTCCCTGGTGATTGCTGGGGCTTGCGAGATCGTGCCCGAGGAACGGCAGCTGCTCGAAGTCGCCATGGTCGAAAACCGAAACGTTGAAACAGCAGACGCCCCGCGGCGTAGAGGGAGGAAGGCCAAGTGAGGTATCGCAGCCTGGTGCGGGCCACCGAGCCCGCCAATAACCCGGTGACGCTTGCCGAGGCGAAAGCCCATCTGCGCATCGACTCGTCGGCCGAGGACTCGCTGATCGGTAACCTCGTGACCGCGGCTACACGCTGGGCAGAGGATTACTGCGACCGTACCTTTTGCAGTACGCAGTGGACGATGCGGCTCGACTCGTTCTATGGGCCGGTTGGCAGCCCGGTGCAGTTCGGTCTGAAGGCCGACGGCAACAACATCGAAGGCCGCCAGGGCACGGTGCCCAACCTCGACATTGAGTTGCCGCGCCCACCCATGGTGCAATCGGGTACGGCCACGGCGGTGACGATCACCTACACGCCGTCCGCTGGGGCCTCTACGGCGACGCTGGACGCCACGGAGTACCGGGTGGACCGGCAGGCCACTCCGGGCGTGGCTCGCCCGCTGTACGGCAAGACGTGGCCCACGCACCTCGTGGACCAGAACAGCACTACCGTCACATGGTGGGCCGGCTATTCGGCAGACGGCACGAGCGTGCCCGCCCCGGTCAAGTCGGCCATCCTCATGCTGGTGGCACACCTCTGGCGAAATCGCGAGATGACCGCCGAGGCCGCCCTGACCGAAGTGCCGATGGGCACAAAAGCCCTGCTCGACACCATCCGTTGGGGCTCCTACCGATGATCGACGCTGGAGAACTCACCGAGCGGATCACCATTGAGACGCCGGCCAACGCGCAGAACGCCGTGGGCGAGGCAACGCTGACGTGGTCCACGTTTGCGACGGTGTGGGCCAGGGTGCAATCCCTGTCTGGCCGCGAGGCCGAGCGGTACGCCGAGGTGGTGGGATTTTTAGGTCACAAGGTCACCATCCGCGCCTTGCCCGGCGTCAGCACCAGCATGCGAGTCATATACCGAAACCGCACGCTTGAAATCGGGGCAATCAACGAATACGAGCGCGTCTGGTACGTGGAACTGATCTGCACAGAAAAGGCCGCAGCATGAGCGTTGTAGAAGCTCCAGAAGCATTCATTTTTCAGCGGCTAACGAGCCAGACGGCTGTTTTTTCCCTGGTCGGCAGTCGCATCTACCCGATGATTGCGCCGCAAAACACGCCGCTCCCGCTGGTGGTTTACCAGCGGACCGCCGTGCAACGCCCGCAGTCTCTTGCAGGCAACGTCGGCAACCCAGTCGTGACGCTGCAGCTGACCACGTACGGCACGTCCTACACGAACGTGAAGAGCATCGCTCGAGCCGTCCGCCTGGCGGTGGACGGCTGGACCGGCACGACGGCCGGCGTGACGATCCAACGCACCACCCTTGTCACCGAAGCCGACGGCGTGGACATGCCAGCCGATGACCAGATGCTGCCCTACTACAACGTGCAGCAGTCTTTTGAATTCCGTATCAACGAGGCTACGTAATGGGCCGCGAAGTCACGTTCAAGATCAACACCACGGCCAAGGACGGTCGCTGGATCCGCAGGCACGCGTTGGCGAAAGCATTTAAGGTTGAGCCCGCCGAGGTAATTGAGGCCGTTGAGCACGCCTTGCAGCCGGCGCTGAAATCTCTGCGGCACAACGTACAGCAAGCTAGGGTGTTCTCCGGCCGCCTGAGGCAATCTCCCGGCACCGTCGTCCGGCGGTATGGGGGCAAGCAACGGCTCACCGTGGTGGGGCTGGTTGGCTACAAATCGGGCGTTGCTCCCCACAGTTCTTACCTTGAGCGTGGCACCCCACCGCGGGCCGGTCGCGGCAAAATTGTGCCCCGACGGTACGCGTGGCTGGCGTATTTCAACAACAAGGGCGTGATGAAAGAGACGCTAGAGGCCAACCTAGAGGCGATCATGCAGAACGCCATCGACGGGGTGACGTAACTGGAAGGGAGCCCTGCCTAAACCCTAGTTTGAACGCAGGGCCACGGCCCCAGAAACACACAGGAGCACGCCACCATGGCAGCCGATTCTCAGGGCAACACGTTCACCTTCGCCAGCAGCACCTACACCGTAACGAGCGTTACCGTAACGCCTGGTGGCGACCTGCTGGATGAATCGCACCTCGGGCTGGCGACCGGGCAGGGCCGGCGATACCAGACGCCGGCGCTTAGAGACGACGAGATCAGCTGCGAAGCCTTGGGGTCTACAGCGGTTGCCATTGGAACCAGCGGCAACCTCGTCTTCGCAACCACGACGTACACAGCGATTGTGTCGTCGGCGAGCGTGGCGTACGCCGTGGGCGAACTGGTCAAGCAGTCCTTGACGTTTAAGGTCCGCACCTAACGACGGGAGGCCGTCGTGGCGAATGTCAGCCAAGGCGTTACCGTCACTTGGGGTGCCGTCACCTTGGGCGAGCTTGTGACCGTGGCTGTGGATGGCGTCACGGCAGACGCTGTTGAGGTCACCTCCCGCAACACCACCAACCGGCTCAAGAAGTTTTCCGCCGCTGACATTGACGGCGGCACCGTGTCGGTGACGGTGCGCGGCACGGCTGGAATGGCAACAACCAGCGTCGGCTTGACGGCTGCTCTATCTATCGGAGGTCCGGGCGTTACATGGTCATTCCCTTCGGCCATGTTCCAGACGCTTGGGTGGTCTGCGTCAGTCGGTGAACTGCAGACCTTTTCCGTGACATTCAAGATTGGAGCCGCGTGACATGCCCGCTTTGACGAAAGATCAGATCCTGGCCGCCGATGACCTTGGGCTGCTCAAGCTAACCGTGCCGGAATGGGGCGGTGATGTTTACATCCGCGTCATGACAGTGGGCGAGCGGGACGCGTACGAGAACGAATGGCAGCGCAAGAAAGAGACCGGCGTGGATGACTTTCGCACCAAGTTTCTGGTGCGATGCCTTGTGGACGAGAAGGGCAACAGGCTGTTTGACAACGGCGACGTGACCCGGCTGGCCCAGAAGTCGGCCCGCGTGATGAATCGCGTCTGGCTGGCCGCCATGGAGCACAACAACCTTTCCGATCAAAGCATTGAGGAACTGGCAAAAAACTCCGAGCCCGGCCCGACGGCCGGCTCTTCGTGATTCGCCTGTGCCTCGCAACCGGATGGTCACTGGAGTACGTGGAAGGATTGCCGCTGACAACGTACCGCGAGCTGCTGGCGTTTGACCGGTTCTTTGAGCCGATCGGGAGGCAGTGGGAACAGACGGGCACGCTGGCCGCGTTGACAATCGCCCCGCACGTTCGAGGCAGGACACCAAAGCCGCAAGACTTCATACCGATTCGCAAGCCGCCGATGACGGCCGAAGAAATTGCCGCAGAACTTAGCAAACTGAAACCGCAGACAGATGGCGAAACTTGACCTTGCATTCCAGCTGACCGCAAACGCTGACGGCGTCGCTGCCGGCGTCGCGCAGGCGGACCGCGAACTCAGCAAGGTGGGGGCCAGTGCCAAGGCTACGGCGGCCGAGTTTCGCCAAGCTGCGAAGATCACGGCAGAGGTGCGGACGCCAGCCGAGAAGTACGCCGAGACCGTTGGCCGGCTCGACAAGATGCTGCAGAAGGGCCTGCTCACGCAGGAGATCTACGGCCGGGCCGTTGCCAAGGCCAAGAACGAGATGGACGCCGCGAGCGAGTCCACGAGCAGGCTGGCGCAGAACGCGAGCATTGCCGAGCGTGTGCTAAACGGCGTCAGCGGAACGATTCAAGGCGTAGCCGATGCCACCAAATCCATTGCCGACGCAGGCGTCAGCGTCATCAAGTTCGGCAAGGACGTTGCGTGGACCTACGTGCAATGGCGAGCACTCAACGCCATTCGGAACCCTGCTGGGGTGAAGGATCTCGCCATTGGTCTGTTGAAGGCCGCAGCGACCGCCAGAACGTTCATCCTCGCGGCCAAGGCGTTGGGCGTTGGGCTGGCCGTCGGCGGCGGTGCAATGGGCACCGTGGCCGCCGCTGCCCTTGGCCTTACCAACCCGTTCATTGGCGGTGCCTTGCTGGCACTCAACCTTGGCAAGGCATTCGTGAACGCCAAAGACCGCGCCTTTGAAATGGCCGCCGGCCTCACTGAAGGCAAGATCACGCTTGAGCAGCTCAATGCCACCATGGGCAAGCTGCAAGCTCAACAGGTGGACGACCTGGCCTTCGCGATGGAAGAGGTGACTGCGGCCGGCAATCGGTCGTCACAAGCGTTTGCAGGCTTGGCCGACGTTTTCGTGACGCCGTTCATCGGCGCGTTTGCCGCGATTCAGAGCGGATTGGCTGGGTTCACCGACGGCATCAGCAGCGTGGTTGAGGGCATCACGTCGATTGCCTCGCCAATCGCTCAAGTCATTGCCCCTGTGTTCACGCTGATCGGAACTGTGGTCGAGGGCGTGCTGAAGCTGATCGGCGTGATGGCTGATCTAGTCGGCGTGGTGCTAAAGGTCGCCGGCGCTGTCGTTCACACGTTCTTGTCTCCGTTCATCGTCGGTCTCACCAATCTGGTCGGCACGATCCGGGCAGGCATGAATTCGGCGTTTGAGTTCATCGGCAGCCGGATTGATTGGGTGTCGAAGAAGGTGCAGTCGTTCTACGCCTTCATGTCCAAGGTGCCAGTCATCGGCCGGGCTTTCGCCAGCGGTCAGGCCCCGCAACAAGCCGCAGCTGGTGGTGCCGCGGCGGCAGAGGCACCAGTCGATGCCGCGGCGGAAAAAGCCAAGGCTGACGCTCAGGCTGCGTTGGACAAAGAAGACTCTGACATGGAACAGAGCATGCAGCGGGCAATCACCAGACAGACCAACGCATTCTTTGAAGCGACCAAGAACGCTGAGAAGTTCGGTGAGGCCGGCCGCAAGGCGGCAGAAGAGTATCAGGCTGGCCTGCAGGACTTGGACAAGCAGCTCAACGACGGCCGCATCAACGAGGAAATGTACAACCGCGAAGCCGAGAAGCGCCGCCAGACTTACAACGACCAGATCAAGGGAATCGAAGAACGCACGGCGGCAGAGAAGGCCGCTGCAGACGAGGCGAGGCGGCTGGAAGAGCAGCAGGCCAAGGAAGCAGCCCGCGCCGCCGAAGAAGCTGCCAAAGACCAGGAGCGACGTGCCAAGGAAGCCGCAGCCATCGACGAAAAGATGGCCGCGAAGCAGGAGGATATCGACAAGATTCAAGCCGACAAGGCGCGGGCCCTCGGCGGCAAGTCGAACGAGGCCCTCAAGGCCAACGACATCCGGTCAAGCGAGGGTATGGCCCAGTTCATCGCGCTGGCGACCGGCCGCGAGGATCCGGCCATTGAGGAGAACCGCAAGACCAACATGAAGCTCGAGGAGATCCGCAAAGAGTTGCGGGCCATGCAGCAAGAGAAGGTCGAAATTCTGGGGGCTGCGGCATGAGCGTCGTTAACGTCACAGAACTCGCGACGGTCTCAGCCAGCCGCAAGTTTGGCGAGCCGCCGGTTTTTCAGCGCAAGTGGGTTGTCGAGGTCAATGACCCGACCACGACGCTGACGGAAATGCTTTCGGCCGTGCCGGTCGCGGTGCTCGACCCGCACCCCGAGGCGAGCTACTGCCGGGCCATGCAGGCCAGCGGAGGCAATTACAACGGCTCGAGGTTCCATTACGAAATCACATGGGACTACGAGCTGCCAAAGCAGGAGAACCCAGACCCCAACCCGCTGGCGCGGCCGGATATTTGGAAGTGGACCACGGGCGGGCTGCAGGTGCCCGCGCTCTACTACTACGACGGGTCCACCGTGAAGGCGTTAGTGAACACGGCCAACGATTTCTTT